GTTGGGGCAGGCGTTTGCGGAGGAAGCCCTGCACATTGCGCGGGAGTCCACGACCAGCAGCACGGCGCTGGATCGGGTGCTGATCGACACGCTGAAGTGGGCGGCCGCGAAGGCCAACCCGAGCGAGTACGGCGAGAAGCAGACCGTGGAGCATCAGGGGGCGCAGACGTTGCAGGTCAAGATCGTGGAGGATGACGCGCCGATCCGGAATCCGAAGGCGGCGGAACAGATCGGGAACGCGATTGCGACCGCGATGACCACGCCGGTCATCCTGAGCCTGCCAGCGGTGCAGCCCGTGGCGCTGAATCCGTCCGAAGACGCCGACGAATAGCGCGAACGCCGGATTTCCACAGAAACCCCCATCAGAGCGCGAAAATCTGGCGGGGGCTATGATGGGTCGGAGGACAGGGAGATTGGCGCTAAAACCCTCATTCTCGCGCATTACAAGCCTATGGTGTGGTCCTAAGATCATCGGGCTTGCCCGATCTGGCGGTTTGGAGCGCAGAACCACAGCAACTAGGAACAGCGGTACTATTGACTAGCGGAAAAACCTGTCAAGTCCCTGTTACAATCAGTAAACGTGAAGCAGCGCAAGCAGTTAGCGAAAGCAACATTGTGATGTGTACATGTCAACATATATACTGTAGTTAACTAGTGAACTCGTTAACGCAGTAAACACTAACGCGCTACGCTTGTTCTGTGCTAACGCACAGGATTACGTATAGAGTTTATGAACGATGAACTGTGTACACACAGTGCTCTAGATCTCTAGATCTCTAGAGATCAAGGTGCGGGGTGGAGCAGTGGCAGCTCGGCGGCTTCATACGCCGCAGGCCGTGGGTTCGATTCCCACCCCCGCTATATGACGGCCCTTCCTGACCCGCGTGACGGGCGACCCCGTTCGGACATCCTGCATCGCTGTGCGTGGTGCGGGGAGTGGGGGCGTCCGGCTGGGCCGTATTGCACGAAGTGTGGCGAAACGTTTGTGCCTGTCCCCAATACCGGCCCGCCGCCGGTTCGTGACTAAGGAGCGTTGTGGGCCGACCGTGGACCGCCGACGACATTGCGCTGATTAAGGCGCTGACCCGAGACCGCCTCACCATCGCTGAAATTGCCAAGCGCATGGAGCGGTCGTTGCCGTCTATCCACAACAAGCAAGCCTCGTTGGGGATCGGCTCGTTCCGCAGCTTTCGGGATGGCGTAAGCTGGGAAGCACTGGACACGATGCCACAGCCGGGGGCCGAGACGGTCCACGACAAGATCCCCGAGTGGCTGGAGCAGTTGCGCCCCGTGGCGCTCCCCGCTCCGGCAATTCCTGAGCGCCGGACAGAACCCAACGGCTACACACTGGTCGCCGGGGATTTCCATTTCCCGATGGAAAGCAAAAGCACCATCGCGGTCTTGTTGGAAACCATTGCCGAACTCCGTCCCCAGCGCCTGATCCTCAACGGCGATACGGTCGATTTGCTGGCCGTCAGCCGGTATCCTAAGGACCAGCGCCATACGTGGGATTTGCGGCAGGAAGTCACGGCGTTCCATGAATTTTTGCACATGGTTCGTAGCGTCAGTGCCGCGTGGAACATGGACATCGTGGAAACCGAGGCCAACCATTCCGGCAACGGCACCGCCTCGCGCTGGCATCGCTACCTGTCAGATCGGGTGCCGGTGCTGTACGGCCACCCCAAGGCGCAAGAACTCCTCAACTACGAGACATGGTTCTACCCGGAATGGTGCCCAATCCGGCTGCAAGACCATGCGCTGATTGCGGACGAACTGCTGGTGATCCACGGCGATATGGTCCGCAAGCACGCCGCGTATTCGGCGCGGGGCCATGCCGAGAAGTGGCATAGCAGCGTCATGCATAGCCATACGCACCGCATGGGCAGTAGCTTGGAGCGCATCCCGGCCATCGGCTTGCGCCCAGAACAGGTCCGTCGCGCCTACGAAATTGGCTGCATGTGCGACTTAAACCCCAGCTATGTCTCGGCCCCCAACTGGACGAATGGGTTTGCCATTGTCAGTCACAACGGGGAGCCGGGAGGCTACGGGGTGGAGTTGGTGAACGTGGTGCATGGACAGGCGTCAATCGTGGCGCTTGGCAAAACCGTCCGCGCTCAACCGGTCTAAGCCCATGGCTGCTCGTCGCGTCAGTTTCCCGCCGCTCCCCAAGACCGTGTCCGCGCCGGGAGGGGAGGTTACGGTGGTCATGTCGCCCAAGATCAAACATCCCGATGGCAGCGAGTGCTGGGGGATCTGGGACGAGTCGATCCGCACCATCACGCTGGACAAGACCGCCACGAAGCGGCACCAGTGGAAGGTGTTGTTCCACGAACTCTGCCATGTGGCGCTGGACGATTCGGGCTTATCCAATGGGATGGAGGCGGCTATCGTAGAAGCCATCTGCGATGCCATTGCCAGTGCCCGGATGCGGGAGCGGTTCGGCTGATGGCCAGCGCCAAGGGCAAGCATAAGGGCGGGACGGAGACGGTCATCCGCCTGCATCGGCGGCATCCGGGGCAGCAGGCGATTGCCAGTCATCCCGCCCGATTTCGCATCGTCATGTGCGGTCGCCGCTGGGGCAAATCGGCCTGCGGGATTCGGGAAGTCTGCGATGTGGCGCTGGCGGGACAACCGGCTGCGTGGTTCGCGCCGAGCTACAAGATCGCACTCGAAGCGTGGCGGGAACTGGTAGACCGACTGGCTCCCGTGACCAGCCGCATGAGCGAGCAGGACAAACGGCTGGAACTCGTAACGGGTGGCATTATTGAAGTATGGACATTGGACACGCCAGATCCCGCTCGTGGCCGAAAATACAAGCTGGCGGTGATTGACGAGGCCGGGATTGTCCGCGATTTGCTGGAAGTCTGGCAGGCCGCGATCCGTCCGACGCTGGTGGATTTAGGGGGACGGGCGCTCATTCTGGGCACCCCGAAGGGCCGACGCCACGGCTTTGTGACGCTTTTTAACCGAGGACTGACGGATGACCCCGATTGGCAGAGCTTCCGGGCCTCGACGCTGGAAAACCCCTATATACCGGCAGAAGAGGTGGAAATCGCTCGCCGCGAATTGCCACCAGAGGTCTTCGCGCAGGAGTTCGAGGGCGTTCCGACAGATGATGGCGCAAACCCGTTCGGTCTCGACGCCATCCGCCGCGCCGTCCAGTCCGATGACCGTCTGGTCCCCACCGAGCCGGTCGTCTACGGTGTCGATCTCGCCCGATCACTGGACTATACCGTGGTCGTTGGACTGGATGCCTACCGTCGCATCGTCACCCTAGACCGCTGGCAAGCGCCGTGGGCGGTCACGAAGCAGAAAGTGCGGGACATGGTCGGACAAATCCCCATCGTGGCCGACGCCACGGGCGTGGGTGATGCGATTGTGGCGGATTTGCAGGTCATGGGCGTGAATGTCACCCCCCATGTCTTCACCCAACCGTCCAAATTGCGCCTCATGCAGCGACTAGTGGCGGCGTTTCAGGGCGACGAACTGCGGATTTCGGACACCTCCAGCGCCAAATGGCTGGTCGCGGAGCTAGAAACCTTTGAGTTCACCTACACCGCCACGGGCGTCAAGTACGAAGCGCCTCCCGGCGAGCACGATGACGGTGTGATGGCGCTGGCACTGGCTCTCTACGGGTGGGATCGGGTGCAAGGCGTGGTGCCGGAAGCCCCACCGGGGTTGCGATTGCTGGGCGATGACCCGAATATTCCAGAGAACATGAACGGCACCGACCGAAATCCGTCCGTGGTTGGAGATTTTGTGTCGCAACTCCCCGGAGGCTGGTGATGGCAAAGAAGCGTGGCATGGACGCGGTGATCGAAAAGGCATCCGCGGCAAACAAAGGCCGCAAACCGGCGTTGAAGCGCAAGGGACCGGGCATTGCCATCATGATTGCCGTCGGCAAGCCGAAGCCGGGGATGGGCAAAGGGCCGATGGGCAAGGAGTCGATGCGCGAAACGATGGAAGAGAAGCCCAAGAGCAAGCTCGCCGCCCTTGAAGCGCGTATCGCGGAGCTGGAAGCGCAGTTGTCCAAGCTGGAAGAGGACGACGAGGAGATGGACGACGAAGAGATGGGCGAGGACGAGGACTGATGGCGAAGTCCCCCGCGTGGCAACGCGCTGAAGGCCAAAATCCGGAGGGGGGCCTCAACGAAAAGGGCCGCGCTTCTCTGCGTGCGCAGGGGAAAGACATCAAACCGCCCGTTTCTGCGTCAGCAGCGGCGGCGTCTCCAGAAAAAGCCAAGCGTCGAATCGCGTTTTGCAAGCGCATGTCGGGCATGAAGCGCAAACTGACCAGCGCTAAGACCGCGAACGACCCGAATTCGCGCATTAACAAATCACTTCGAAAGTGGGACTGCTAACATGGCCGCTACGTTGCTCAAGTCTAGCGTGATCACCGTGTCTGCCGCTGAACAGGCGGCAACGGTGCTTGGATTGCCGTCTCCCGGCGCGGTTGCGGTACAGATTACCGGCACACTGTCCGCCACGATCACGTTTGAAGCCACGGTCGATGGCACAAACTGGGTCGCGTTTAACCTGCTTCCGGCGGCGTCCACGACGGCAGCCTCCACGGCCACGGCGGTTGGGATATGGACGGCGGACAGCAAGGGCATTGCAGGGTTCCGCGCCCGATGCAGCGCCTACACGAGTGGAGCGCCGGTCGTTACGGTGCGATACGCGGCGATCTGATGCTGGACATCCTCCCGCACCTGATTTGGGCTGGCGTGGTCGTCTTTTTAGCCAAAGACCTCAAGGCGTTTGCCCATGAGTGGAAGACGATGAAGGCGCTAGACCCACTCGCCCCAGTCGAAGTCCCAGAAGACCTGATTGCGCTGGCCAATCAAGAGCGGGAGACATGGGCGCAGGAAGAAACGCTCCGAGCGATGCGGGAGCGGTACGAAGCGTTGGGCGACTGGAACGGAGTTCGCGCCGCATTTGGCATTGGGCGGAGACACGCATGAGGATTAACCAGTGACGATACCGCCGCTTGACGAGTACGGCGCGATGGCAGACCCGACCTTCCAAGGCGCGGTCATGGAAGACGAGATGGCCCGCATTTTAGAGGGGCTGTCGAATAATCCGCTCTCGCCCAACGAACAGGTTGCGCCCAACCCGCCCAGTGAGGCGCTGGGGCTGTCTGGAGACGAAACGCAGCAGGCGTTGATCCGGGCATTGTACGGAGACGACTGCCCGTTGGCGGACGAGCGGCTGGTAGAAGACCGATCCGCGTGGGCGTCATGGACGCGCAGCATCTGGGAGTCGCGCCGAGAAGCGGTGCAGATGCACCTCCACCTCGTGGAGCGCAATCGCCTCTTCCGCGCCGGTCAGCAGTGGATTTCGGCGCAGGGGTTGGGGCCGTGGCGTGAGCCGTCCCGCCCTCGGGATGCGGCCCGCGTGGTCTACAACATGACGGACAAGGCGCTGGATCAGCGGCTCCAGATCATCATGGATCAGCGCCCCGGCTTTAGCGTTACGCCAGCGACCAACGATCCGGACGACAAGCGCAAGGCGCAAGCGCAGCAAATGGCGCTGGAATATTTGTATGAGCAGTTGCAGATGGACCGCTTTGCGCGAGAAGCCGCGTTCTGGGCGCAGACGGATGGGTTGTCGTTCTGGCACTTGTTCTGGGATGCCGACCGTGGCCCGTGGGATGAACGGTTGGGCGAGCGTCCGGGGCAGAAGAAGCCGCTGGGCGACATCGGCTGTCAAACGCTGCGTGTGGAACAGGTGCGCGTCTCGCCGAACGCGACCGCCACGCAGCCGCCCAGTTGGGTGGTGGTGCGAGAAGTCATTTCGCGGCAAGAAGCGGTCTATCGCTATGGCGTTGCCGGTCTTGATGCGGCCAATACCACGCTGTCCAATGGCAACGCCCCAACGTATGCCGGGGCAGAAGGCATTGGCGCATGGGTGCTGACACAGACCACGATTGGCGAAGGGCAGCGTCTCCGCGACGAAGACGTCACCGAACGCTTTACGGTCTATCTTGCGCCACACCCCGACGTACTGCCAGACGGGATGCAACTGATTGTCGTTGGCAACGAAGTGGTGTTTGGGCCGAAGCCGCTGCTTTGGGGCGTCATCCCCGTCGTGCCAGTACGTGATGGGTCGAGCGATCCGTCCTACTATCCGCGCCCGATCATGGAGCAGTGGATCGACCACCAGATGCGCGTCAATGCGCTACTGTCCAAGTGGGTCGAGAATATCCGCGTCAACGCGGGTGGCCGCTTCCTGACGCGCCCCAACGCGATTGCGACCGAGACGTTCATGGGCGGCGTGACCTCCATGATTGAAGTCCGTGGCGCTGGCAGCATGGGCGATTCCATCCAGCCCGTGAACGGGTTCTCGGTGGGTAACGATGTGAAGGAGGCGCTGGCGCTGGAACAGCGGGCGTTTGAGAACGCGAGCGGCTGGAATCAGGTCAGCCGAGGACAGGCAACGGGCGAGTCGGGCCGAGCGATTATCGCCACCCGTGAACAGTTGGAGCGCGTGTTCTCGCCCGTCGTTTCCGCGATTGCCCAAGCCTACACCGATTTTGCCAAAGTGGCGCTCGCTGGGATGGCATGGGGCTACGATGTGCCCCGTGCTTTGGGGACTGTGGGCAAGGGCCGACCGGATCTGGCGCGAGCGATCTCGTCCAGCGACTTTGACGGGCAGGCCGATGTGAAGGTGGAGAAGGCGTCCATGATGCCGATGCCGCTGGCGTTCCGCATGTACATGCTGGACAACTGGTTGCAGACGGGCGTCATCGACCTCAAGGAGTACCGCCGCCGCCAGATGTTTGCGCTGGCATCGAACATCTCGTCGCCCGACGACGATCAGGAAGCCCGCGCCAAGCGCGTGGCCGATGCCATCCGCACGGGGGAACCGATTCCCGAGCTGCGTTGGCAGGACAACGAAGCGATTCATCAGGATGTGCTGGAGCGCGACATCCTGCTGCAAGACGATTTGGACCCGCAGATTATCGCCGTGGCGCAGGAACGGTGGACCGCCCTCGCCAATCAGGCTATGCAGAAGCAGGGTGGACCGCCGGGGGCACCCCCGATGGCACCCCCTGCGCCGGGAGCTGGACCCGAAGGCGGACCGCCCGCCGCCAGCGTACCATCGTTGCCACCGGGACAGTTGCCCCTCGCCGCCAGTAATCCCCCCATTGGGGTGGCCCCGCTCATGCAGCAGTCGCTGGCGGGCATCCCTGATGAAGAGATCGCTGCACGGCAAGCGGACATCTTATCCCGCCAGCAATAGGATTGTTTGTGACTGCTCCTGTACTCGACATCAACGATGTCATCGCAGAAGCGGCTGCCGCCGCGCTGCCTGCTGCACCCGACCCCGTCGAATCCCCCAACGACGAGCCGACCGAATCCGACGCGCCAGCCGCAACGGATCTGGAAGAAGTCCCGACCGAGACCGCAGACACGGACGATCCGTCCGACGCGGAAGCTTCGGCGCAGGATGACGTCGTCCTTCCTGACGGCTATGTCGCAGTGCCAACCCTTTCGGAAGGACTGGCCACCGACTTTACGCTCTACGATGACGCGGGAGAGGTCGAAGTCCCGGCCTTAACCGTGGAATACAAAGCGAACGGCAAGGTGCGAAAGGACCGGCTGGATCAGGTCGTCAAGCTCGCCCAGTGGGGCGTGTACAACGAAGAGCGGGACAAGCGGGCGCAGGTCGTGGAACAGGAGTACCAGCAGACGCTGGCTGCCATGCAGCAGATGGAACAGGTCGTGGCCGAGCGCGAAGCGCAGATGGAGCGGTTGCTCCATGACGAGGCGTTTCTCGACGCTGTCCGCGATGCGTACTTGGCAGAAAACTCGCCAGAGAAACGCGCAGAACGCGCAGAGCGCGAAGCGGATAACTTGCGCGTGTCGTACCAGATGCAACAGATTCAAAGCAGTGGCGAGCAGTTTTATACCACAGAAGTCGTGCCAGCCGTTCAGATGATTATGAACGCACTGCCATCGGT